GGAACCCCTCGCCGAGCGCGGTCGTCACGCCGAGCGCCGGCTCGCCGTCGAGGTAGTAGGAATGACCCTTCCCTCGGTTGACTCGACGGGTCGCCGGCGCCGGTTTGCGAGGGCTCATTACCAGGGAGTCCGGATCGAGAGAACGTCCGTGAGGACGGCCTCGCGTCGATACAGGGCTCGGACGCCGGCCTCGAGGCCAGCCGCATGAGAGAGGCCTCGAGCCTCGATCGGGTCGACGGAGTTGAGCAGGGAGACGACGCGAACGTCGTCTCCCTCGATCCGAGCGACCTCGGCCTCGGCGACCGTCCTGAGCAGGACGGCGACGCGTCTGAGTTCGTTCGCGGTCATGACGCGGCCCGGTCGTAAACGGCCTGTTTGATTTCCTCGTCCGTCCGCGGATCGTTGTCGAACGGAGGGACGTCACGGTTCGACCCGTCCTCGTTCCCGTCGCGCCAGGGCTCGAGGCCGTCCTCCCATCCGGACGGCGAGCGGGGATGAATCCGGTCCTCGTCCTCGCGTAGCAACGCGAGCGCGTCCTGGAGGCCGGCGACGCGACCGCGCCAGAACCAGCGGACGCCTTCCGAGGCGCCGGCGTTGTCACGCTCGATGACCATTTGTTCGGCGCGTTCGAGTTTCCGCTCGAGCGCCTCGAGGCGAGCCTCGGCGAGACGTTCGTCGACGAGGGTCATGACCGCGGTCCTCGAACCGCGAGGTAACACCACAGGGGGAGGCCGATGAGAACGACCGCCAGGGACAAAGCGAGAGTCATTTGAACCCCTTTCGTTGAGACGACGAAAATGACTCGAGGGGGAGACTACAGGTCCAGCCGGACGGGAGCAATCCCCGGACGGGGGAGGTCGGTCTAGATGATCCCCTCCCTGTAGCAGCGGACGACGAGTTCCATCCGGTCGCGAGCGTCGAACAACGCGAGCAGGCGTTTGACCCGATCCTTCGCCTGAGACGGGGAGACGCCCAACTCGTTCGCGATCCGCGGCGACGAGTAGCCGGCCGCGACGAGTTTGAGCGTCTCCCACAACGCCGGCGTCATCCGAGCCTCGCGGCCGGCGTACTTCCGGATATGCCGAGGAACGTCGAGCGCGGTCGCGAGGTCGACGATCAGACGCTCCGGAATCGGCTGAGAGAAAACGAGTTCGAGGACGAACTCATCCGAGGCGAGGGACCGGGGCAATCACTCGGAGTTCAGCTTGTTCCCGATATTCGGCTCGACGGCCGGAACCGCCGCTCCGATTCCGGCATAGGCGAGCGCCGCGATTCCGCCGGCGATCGCCGACGACCAAAGCGCCTCGCCCGTGACCGGCGAGCCCTGAGCCTGTAGCGCGACGAGGAACCCGGAGACGCCGAACAGAATGCTCCGGAGCGCGTAACGCGCCTCGACCTTAGTGAACATGAGTCCTCCGATCGGTTAGGGACATTTCAGGACGATCCTCCGGCTGATTGAGTCCGTCTGTAGCCGCGAGTCGACGGCCTCGATCCGGTAGCGATGAGCGCCACAAACGAGGCGAACACGAATCGGCCTGACGGTCGCGGCGACGCTCTTGAGGTAGTTCCCGTCGCGGTAGACACGGAACCCGATGAGCCTGACGTCGTCCGTTGCTCGAGTCCATCCGAGGCGAGCGTATCGTCCCTGACGGTCGACCGTGACCGGCCCGACAATGACCGGCGGATCGTCGCCGGGAGGGACGGGAATCGGGGGAGGTTGATCGCATAGCGGAGGGAGCGGGGGAGGGAGCGGTTCACAGGGAGGCGGAGGCGGAGGGAGCGGGGGGATCGGGAGCGGGGGGAGTTGTCCCGGGACGGCGATCGCGATGACGGCGAGGAACTCAGCGGTCACGGCCTAGGCGCCGGGAAGGTTCAGACACGCGAGCGACCTAAACCGTTCCTCGACGTCCTTTTCCCGGTCGATCGCCTGACGGAACAGGGAGCGGCCTTGAGGCGAGTCGGGGTCGATCCCAATGTTCGTGAGCGCGAGTCGGAATTGAGCCCGGTCGACGCGAACCGTTACGCGTATCCGCTCGTTGAGCGCGTTGATTTGATTGCAGAAAACGAGGATCAGGTCGCGGCGTATCCGATTCTGCAACGCGTTCTCACGCTGAGCCTGAGTCGCCTTGACCTCCGCTCGAGCGACCGCTCGAGCAGCGCGGTCGACCCGATGATCCTCCCAGGTAACGACCGCGACCGCGATGAGGATGACGGCGAGGAACGCGGCGACCGTTCTCCAATGCCTGTCGGGGATCATTTCCCATCGCCTCCCAAAACCGGCTTGACGAGGATCAATCCAGCCGCCGCGGGAATGAGCGCCGGAGTCCGTCCGCGGTCGAACACGGCCGCATAGACGAGTAGCGCGACTCCGATATATCGGACGACCGTAGGGAACCATTCGTCGAGTCGCCGGCGACGACCGTTCGCGCCGCGGTCATCGGTCGACATTCACTCGAGGGGAGGCCTGACGACCGCCGCAAAATCCGGCCGGTAGTGGAGCGTCCGCTCGACGGGACGGGGTTCACTCCCGAATGACGACCATCGCGACGACGTCGCGTCGCCGGCGCGTTTGCAAACCGTGACGTGACCCGGGCTCGAGTAGAGCGCGAGGTCGCCGACGAGGTAGTTCCCCGACGTGACCCGGGGGTTGTCATCGAGTTCCCTCGTCGAGCCGAGCCCCGTGTAGGCGTAGTCCGAGGGGTCGGGAACCGCCAGCCCGGATTTCGTCCGTCCCCAAAAATAGGCGAGGATCGCGTAACCCGAACAATCGACCCGGTGATATTTCTCCGGGTCGACGCCGAACCCCTGGAACGGTCGATCCATCGAGTAAACCCAGGCCGACGACGCCGCGGCCTCGGCTCGAGCGCAGTAGTCCGCGACGGCGACGCGGAACCGAGCGACCTTCGCGTCCTGTTGATACTCGCCGGAGGCCTGACGGAGTAGCTTGATCGCGGTCGCGTCGAGCAGGGGCTCGCCGTAGTGAACGGCCTCCGGGTCGGAGACTCGAGCGCGACGGAGCGCCTGATACGTCTTGTCGCCGAGGTTCCCCGTCTGCATCGAGGGATCGTTCGGCCACGTCTGACGCTGAAAACCGCGGACGCCGGATTTGCCGACGTGACCCGATCCGTCGCCGAGCGCGAACGCGTCCCCGTAGGCCGGCGACCAGGTCGACGGCGACCAGGGGAGCAGACGGCCGGCTCGAGAAATCGCTCGTTTGAACGCGAGGACGTCGTCGCCTGACTGAGTCCCCTTCCCGGCTTTCGGCGGATACAGGGCTCGAGGGAGTTTGTCCGGCCCGACGGGTTCGCCGGTCGCGTAGGGCTTTTCGTACCATTGAGCCGGCGGAGGCGACGGCGTCACGGGACGTAGTTTCTCACACGGGCTCGGCGCGATCCATAGATTCCAGGCCTCCGCGGACGGCGTAATGTCATCGGCCGTGAACAGGGAGTGACAGACGGCGAGGTCGTAATCCTCCGGCGCGTTCGGCGCCTTCGTCTTGAACATGAACGTCACGTTCACGAGCCCCTCGGCGAACGCGTGAGAAGCGCATTGACCCGGATGAGCCGAGGACGGAGACTCGTCGGGGAAAATCTCGAGCGCCGCGACGACCCGTTTGAGCGCCGACCAGCCCTGACCGTTCTGAACCCAATCCATTGTCGCCATATGAACCGGCCGGGTCCACCGCTCGAGCCTCGCGGCGACGTCCTCGAGCGAGACGCCGTGAGCGACGAATTCCTCGGCGACGTTCTCTAGGTTGCAACCGATCGCCGGCGAGTCGTATCGGAGCCCGACGTCGATGAGCCGATCAATGTCGGCGAGGGAGTGACAATGCAACCAGGGGAAATGCTCGAGGCCGGCGCCGGTCCAGAGCATCCGGCAACGATCCCAAACCGTCGGGTCGCCGGCGACGTCGCCTCCGATATTCCAGGCGAGCCAACGGACGACCGGGGATTGAATGTCGGGTCGCTCGAGGTTCCCTCCGGGGACGCGACAGTAGGCGCCGGGGGTGAACAGGTCGAGCGTCACGGTTCCAATGCTACGCCCTGATACTCCCAGGGTCGACGCATGAATTGAGGGAACTCGCGAGTCAGGGGACCGCCTCCGAAATCGTCGAGACGCGTCGCCGTGTCCCCCTCGAACCCGACTCCGAAGAATCCTTGAGAGTAGAACTCCGGGTTATGCGACCGTTGAATTGCGGCGACCCATTCCCAACCGGCGCCGAAATCTCGGAACAAGTGTTGTATCCATATGTCCCAATTGAGTTGTTGCAATCCGAGTTTTTCGCCGTCCGCCATGACGCCCCATATGACGCCGGTCACTCCCGGGACGTCGCCGTTGAACCCTGTCGAACCAATGAACGTCGCGCCGATCGGGAACGTCGCGGCGTTGAGGGCTCGCATCGACGAATCGCGGTAGCCGACCGCCGCGGCGCCGACGGTCGCGGCCTGTCCGCTCCCGGTTCCCATCGCGAGGACGAGGTCGCCGACCGTGACGGCCGTTCCCCAAACCTCGAACTCGCCGCTCGCCGACTCCGTGAACATTTCGTCCAGCGTCCATTGCGAGCCCGACCCCGTCCCCGACGAACTCATCGCGTTTCGGTTCGAGACGACTCGCGTCCTCGCCGTCCCGAACCCCGGTTGATTCCCGGTCGTATCCCAAATCCCTCCGTCGGCCGGGTCCTCCGACGTCCGGTTGAAATCGTCGATTAGAGGCGTGTTCGGAAAATTCGGGTAATCGCCGTCGGGGATGAGCGCGACGATCGCGGCGAGCGCCTGAGCCGTCTCCCTCGTCGTCCCCGACGCCGTCACGTCGACCGTGTCGCTCGAGAGGCCGGAGACGATCCGGAATCCGCCTCGAACCTGAACGTCGCCGGGAGGCGGAGCGCCGCTCGCGTTCCCGTGTCCGCTCGTTCCGTCGCCGGCGATTTGCGAGTAGTCGGAGTCCCAGGCCGAGAACCCGTCCGACTGTTGCCCATACGACGCGAGGACGTGAAGCATGAGATATTCGCGGTTCGCGTCGAGGCCGGAGTAGGCCACGGCGCCCGGGTCCGTCCCGGCTCCCGTCCAAACCGTGACCAGCCGGTCGAAATCGAACGCCCATCGACGATCGACGCCGACGTCGAGAGGGTCGAGGGAGAATTGCTCGAGACTGACGGCCTTCGCGCCCGGACCGAAGTGTTTGAGCGTAATCGTGTTAGTCGTCTCGAGGTCGGCGCGGAGTTGCGAAATGAACAGGCCGACCCATAGCTGACCGCCGTTCGGGTAGCTCGAGCAGAGTTGAAGGTATCGGTTCCCGGCGTCGTCGGAAACGGAACACTCCGGCGTCTGAGTTCCGTTCGGCCCAAAGAAATAGTGCGACGTCCAGGCGACGAACACGGCAACGAAATCACCGGCCGGGACGTCGGCCGACGGCGAAATCTCCATCGTGTATTTCGAGAAGTTGTATTCGCTCGCGTGTCCGAGCGATCCCTCCGAGTGAAAGACGCTCACGCGAGAGCGCCGGGGAACGACTTCGCCGAGTTCCAGACGCGGAGGTAGTCATACGCCGCGGCGATGAGGCCGGCGGAGCCCGGACAAATCCCGATCCCGGCTCGAGCGAGCGTCCCGATCCCGGGGTTCCTCGAGTCGACGACCTTTTTCCAGACGAGGCCGTTGTGAGAAATCAGGTAGTCGACGTCGCTCGACGAGTTCGCTCGGATCGCGAGGTAGAGCGGCGAGCCGATGAACCGAGCGCCGGAGTAGACGTTCGCCGTTTGCGCCAGCTCGACCCATATTTGATTGCTCGCGTTGCCGACGAGAACGCAATCCATGTTCCCTGAGCCGAGCGTCGTGTTCCCGATAAACAGTCCGTATTTCGTCCCGTCCGTCTCGACGATTTCGCGGTCGGCGAGTTTCGCAACGATCGTGCAGGCCGGCGAGACTGAGAGGTAGCGGCCGACCCATCCGGAGTTGTCGTCGTCCCGAATGTAGTAGTGGTCCGGGACGGTCGTATCGGCGTCCTCGGCGTCGATCGAGCCGAGCGCCGTGAGCCCGGTGAGGCTCGACGTGTCGAACTCGAACGCCGTGTCCGGAGTGCCGAGCGCGTCGAACACGGGATCGCCGGCGCCGGACGTCGGGGGGTCGATCCATTCGTCGTCGTAATCCGTTCCGGAGGCCTTCGCGAGTATCTGTCCGGTCGTCCCTCCGGCCGGAACTCCGACGCCGTCGGCTCCGTCCGCTCCGTCGGCGCCGTCCGTCCCGTTCGTCCCGTTCGTCCCGTTCGTCCCCGGGGGACCCGTGACGACGCCGACCGCGTCCGGCGAGGCGAGAAAGTAGAAGTAAACGCCGAGCCCGGTCGCTCCGACCGCGGCCGAGTCGACGTCGATCGCGAGTTGTTGTCCCCACGCGACCTCGGCGTATGTCGGATCAACGACCGGGAGCGTCGCCGCGGTTTTCGACGATTTCTCGCCTGAGTCGATCGTGATAGGCGTCGAGAGAATGTCAATGCTCGACTGAACGTCGCGGATCATGACCTCGGTCGTTCCCGACCCGGGGTTCGAGATGAACGCGGCGACCTTCATGAGAACGTGTCCGTCGAGGTCCTCCGGAATCTCCCAGACGAACCGAGCGTCCCCCGTCTGAACTTGAAGGTTGTCCCGGCCGACCTTGATCGGCCACATTGCGAGCGACGGGATCGGGTCGGGACCGCCGATCGTATGGTCCTCGGCGTGAATCGAGGGGATCGTCCGCTCGTTGCTCATGTAATCGGTTCCTGCCAGTATGTCGCCGGCGAGAGGTCGAGGGTCATATCGAGGAACGGAAACCCCGTGTCGAGGTCCTTGACGCCGTAGCGCCACGTCTCCGAGATTCCCTCGACGAAATACGTCTCGGCCTCGATCCCTCCGCCTCCGGGGAACTCACGCGTCAGGACGATTTGATCCGAGACGTCGACCTGAGTCACGAACTCCCAGAGGTCCGGACCGCGAATGTCCGAGGGCCATAGCGCCTTGAACGAGAGTTGCGAGACTCGAGGCGCCGGCGTCGCGTAGTTGTTGACGATGTATTGCGCGAACGCGAGACATTCCTCCGGACCCGTGTTCCCCGTGACGATCCCGTCTTTCGTCATGAGGTCCGTCGCCTCCCAGGATCGGCCTCCGTGAGCGGCGATCGAGGTCGAGTCCTCGACGACCTGAGTCAGTCGATCCTTCGCTCGCATATCCGAGGGGTAGGCCATAGCCTGATTGCGGAGTAGCCGGCGCGACGAGGCGACCGAGAACGGAGGCCGAATCTGAATCCCTCCGGTTCCGGCCGTCCATGAATGAAAATCCCAATGAGTCGCGGTCGCCGCGGTTCCCGTCGGGTCGAACCGAGCGTTCCGTCCGTGAAAACAGACGACGCCGTATTTGTCGACGAACAGGTTCCCGATCCCCGGGAACTCGGCGTCCGCGGCGTCTCGCATGACCGAGAGGATCGACTCGCCGGGGGAGTATTTCGCCTCGAGGACGTTGACGTTCCCCGTGAAAATCGACGTGAGGCCGGAGGGGAACTCGCAATCGGCGAGCGCCTGATTGATCCGGATTTGTGGTCCCGTGACCAACGTATCTTCGTAGAACACGAACCCCGTCGAGCGAGCCGGCGGAGGATCGCCAGGGGGACCGACGCCGTTCGGGTTCGGGTGAAGGTGGAAATTCGAGAAGTAGTCGAGCGCGTCGACGGCCTCGAGCGTGACCGTTCCTTTGACGAGCCCGGACGGGTCGAGTTCATATCCGTGGTCATCGACAGCGCCTCGAAACCTAGGGTGCCAGGTGTCCGTCACGGGGTTTCGGACGGCGAACGCGAGCGGTCGGGAAATGTAGTCGACCGTCGTCGGGTCGAGGTCGCCGGCGCGATCGTTGAACGTCGCCGTCATGGTCCCCGTCTCCGTCTGTTCGAACTCGTCTTGACGGCCGCGACGAATCTCGACGCTCGAGAGTCGGAGGCCTCCGCCGGCGTTGTCGAGCCGGGTCCATGACGGGAGAACGGTTTTCAGGGTCGAGCCCGGAGCGACCGAGAGGCCTTCCCAATTGAAAACGTCGAGGACGCCCATGAGTCAGGCTCCCGGCCGAACGCCGCGACGCTGAGGCGCGTTCCGTCCTCGTTTCTTTTGCTGACGGCGAGTGACGACTCCCTCGACTTTCTGTCCGTCTATGTAGACGTTGACCGTGATTCGGCCGTCGGGCTCGGCCGGACCGCGATCGCCGGGGAGCGGAGTCGCCGTCCGACCGGGAGGCCTCGAGCCTCCGCCGGGAGCGAGGTCGAGCCGGCCGAATTGCGCGAACCGTTGCCGAACCTCTTTCGTCTGAGACTCCGTCAGTCCGAGGCCTCGGACGAGTTGCTCGACGCCGCGTTTCGCGAACGTCGTCAACGGACCTGTCTGTTCCCCCTTGAGCGGCGAGGAAATCTCATCGAGCATCGACAGGATCGCGGCGCGAACCGTCCGGCCGACGGCCTTCGTTTTGTCCGTGAGGACGGCGACGATCCGGTCGAGTTCGCGGCGCGTTTTCGGAGTGTCGAACACGGTCCCTTTGAGTTGCTCGCGGAGCGACTGAGCGCGACGGAGAAGGGCGCGACGGCCGGCGACCGGCTTATCCCCCTCGGCCGTGAGTCCGAGCGCCTCGAATTGAGCCGCGTTGCGAGCGTCGTTGAGCGCCTGCGCCTGAGCCTGACGGTTCTCGAACAGGCGCCGGAGCAAATCCGTCGTCCGACCCTCGGCCGCGATCCGCTTGAGGATCGCCGTCTCGAGTTCCTTGAGCGCCCGGAGGTCGTCGTTGAACCCTCGCGTCGCCTGAGCGCGTTCGAGGTTCAGGTTGAGGGAGTCGATGATCGCGTCGAACGCGTCGTCCGATTTCTGTTTCGCGTTCGCGGCCTGTTCCGCGGTAGTCGAGGCGATCCTCGAGCGGACGTCCGTGAGTTGCTGGACGAGGTCGAACGTCCGACCCTCAACCGAGATTCGCCGGAGGATCGCGGCCTCGAGGATTCGGAGGTCGCGGAGGTCGTCGCCGAGGGAGGCCGTAATCGCGTCGTTGTCCAGCTTGAGCCCCATCCCCTTGACGAACGCGTCGAACGCGTGTTGAGCGCGTCGATGTTCCCGGCTCGCCTCGAGCGCCTGACGCCGGCGTCGAGCGTCCTGTTCCTTGAGCGGCCCGAACGGATCGGGGACGGGTTTCGGTTTCGGGGTCGGAACCGCCGGGAGGACGGGGAACCCTGGGAGCGTGTCGAGCCCGGGGAGTTGCCCCGGCTGTAGCGTCGCCGTGTTGAACTTGACGGCCGACGACGTCGCCGAATCGAACGCGCCGGCAATATGACCGATCGCGACGGCGTAGGCCGCGAGGGGAGAAATCTCGAACAGGCCGGCCGCTCCGAGAACCCATTTCGGAGGCGTCGGAAAGTGAATTTTGTCGAGCGCCGCTTGAAACTTCTCGGCGCCGGCGGCCATGAGGTTCAGCGCGTGAACGACCTCGACGAGCGTCGGGAGTAGAACGGTTCCGAATTTCCCCTCGAGGTCGGCGACGTTCGCGGCGAGTATCCGTTGCTGATTAGCGAGGCCTCCGGACGTCCGAGCGAAATCGCCTTGAGCCTTAGTCGTGTCCTGCAAAATGATTTCGTACCGAGCGAGCGCCTTTTCCTGATTCGTGAGCGCCGTCGCGGTCGTTTTCCCCGTGTCCGCCATAGCGCGTTGCTGGACACGCGACTCCGAGAGCAGGACGCCGAAACGACGGAGGGGCTCGGCCTCGCCGATGAGCCCGGAGCGGAGCGCCTCGAGGACGTCGGACGGGTTCGCGTTGTTGAACGAGGCGAGGTCGGCCGCGAGTTGAACGAGGCTCCGCGACATAGCCGCCGACTGTTGCGGCGCGAGGCCGACCGTCCGGAACAGGTTTCCGAAAATCCCCGTCGCCTCGAGCGCCTCGCGTTTCGAGACGCCCATCGCCGTTGCGGTCGTATCCGACCATTGAACGATTGCCTTCGACGAGTCTCCGAAAATCTGTTTCGACTTCGAGACTTCCTCGTTGATCGCCGAGGCTTGATCGACGGAGTCGCCGAGAACCTTGAACGCCGTCTGAACCGTCAGGACGCCGGCGCCGGCCGCGAGAAACCCTTTCGCGATCGCCGGCCCGACTCCGGAAACCTTCGTCTGCAACGTCTGTCCGGATTTCGCGGAGTCCTTGAACGCCTTTTGCAACGAGCGATCGTCGCCGACGATCTTGACCGTGAGAGTCCGCTCCGGCATCGGCTACGCCGTCTCCCAGGCTCGGCCGACTGTCGCGAGGACGTCGTCGACCCGGTTCTCGACCTCGTTGACGTTCGCGTCGAGCGCCGGCTCGAGGCTCCGGCCGGTCATGAGGTCGAACAGGTTTCGCCTCGAGCGTTTTCCGCCGGCGCCCCTCGAGCGAGGCGCGACGTAAACGGTCGTCCTCGTCACGCCGACCCTCATTCGGGACCAACCCTCGGTCATGTTCCGGATACGTCCGAGCGCGAGCGTCTGAGCATCCGAGCGAACAGGCTCCGCGGCGTCGCGGAGCCCCTTCCGGAGTTCCCTCGAGAGGGTTTTGTCGGCGACCGCGAACGCTCGCGACAACTCGCGGAGTCCGTCGACGCGAACAGGCCGGGTCGCCGGCGCCACTACAGGGAAATCCTCATCGCTCGGAGTTCGTCGAAACGTTGCAACGCGCCGAGAAGGTCGGACGGCCTCAACTCGCCGACCCTGTCGGGAGTGATTCCAGGGAGGACGTGTCCGACTCGGAAATCCCAATATCCTCGAGGCTCGCCTCCGGAGTCCCCGACGACGTCCCGATAGGTTTGCCAGAACCCCCATTCCTCTCGAGCGTTGAGGTCGCGCTCGTTTTGTCGGGCTCGTTCGGGGAGCCCGTCGGAGGGTCCGACTCGGCCGCTCCGCGGATCAACTCGAGGTCGAGGTCGAGGGCTCCGGCCTGTCCGACCTTGACGTTTATGTCGCCGTCCTCGACGTCCGGATGACGTCGACGGTAGGCGATATGAACGAGGGCTCGTTTGAAATCCGGGTTCCGTAGCTTCCCGGCCTGCAATAGCAGGTGAGCCCGTTTCTCGTCCTCCGACCAATCCGGATGCGTCGGGAGAAAATCGGAGATGACGACGTCGGCGTAGATATAGAGAACGCGTTCCTCGTCGAGCGTGATTGTGTCGAGAGTCGGGATCGGAAACCGCTCGCCGTCGATTTCAAATCCCGACTCTCCCCTGTCCTCAGTCACGGGTTACGTCCCGGCGCCCGACTGAATCCCGTCCTCCGTCGCCGGCGTCGCCGAGAACGGCATGACGGAAACCTGACCGCGAGTGTCGGCCGGCCCGAACTGATTGATCGTACAATCGGCGTAGTACGTCGTCGCCGTCGGATCGACGAGTCCGTTCGGCTGGAACAGAACCTCGACGATCGTCCGGTTCCGGTGCAGGTCCCAAATCGCCGGCGCCGATTCCTCCGTGTAGAACATTTCGCCCGTGAACCCCTGAGCCGTCGAGCCCGGGAGCGTCTCGTCGTTTCCGGACACGGAGAACCCGGAGACGTCCTCCGTCGAGTGTTCGGAGGAAAACCCGAACTGACGGAACGCGTTCGAGTAGTCCGTTCCGTCAATCTCGATCCGGTCATGCTTCGCGACCTTCTTAGAGAAACTCATCCCGCTACGTCCTTTCTGTCGATTGTCACCCAGGCTCGCGGGAGCCGGAACGTTCCCGGCTCGATCGTCGGCTCGACCCTCTCGATTAGCTCGAGGTCGCCGCGAGCGATCGCCCTACCCTCGGCGAGAGGGCTCAGGCGAGCGCCGAATTCTGTCCCCGGTTCGTGTCCCCGATAGCGACGGGAGCCGGACACGCGATAGACGCCGATCGCCGTCATGCGACGACGGCCTCGCGATCCCGACCGTAGTGAGTCGCCATTTCCTCGAGCGCCTCGGCCGGGAACACGCCGGCGAGCGCCTCGAACGGATCGGCCGGCGCCGAGCCTCGCCAGCGACCAGCGACCTCGGAGTAGGCGTTTCGGTTCGAGCCTGTCGATTTCCAATCGACTATCTGTCGCGTGTCGATGGTCGGATATTCGACGCGGAACCGGATCGTCCGTTGCAGGTTGACCCAAATCGACGTGTCGCATCCCCTGACGCGATCCTCGTCGGCCGGCCGATAGTCGAGTCGCTTGAGGATCGCTCGAGGGTAGATACGGATTCCGGCGCCTCCGTCGTAATCGAGGAACCTCGACGTCAACTCGCGGCCGTCCTCGCGGACGAACGAAATCGTCTTGAACCCGACGACCGTGTTCGGCCGGGGGAGGTCGAGCAGAACCTCCGCGGCGATCCAATCGTCGGAGCCCAGGGGGACGACGTAGTCGACCGGACGGGGGTTCAGCGAGCGGTCACAGGCGAGTTGAATCCCGTCATTGAACCGCCGGCTCAGGAACAGGTTGTTCCGGCGGATCGTCCCGAACCCGAACTCGAGCGCCGAGTCTAGGTTCTCGTCATCGGCGATGACGACCGCCGAGGCGTCGACGCCGGCGTCCTCGAGGTCCTCGATCGTCCGCCGGAGTTGCCTGAGACAAATCCGAGTGAGCGCGAGCCGGCCATGAGCCGGGACGACGAACCACAGGCTCGGACGCTTCATTCGTCCCTCGCCGGATTGAATTGAAACCGAAGGTTCGACGAGCCCCATAGAGCGAGCATGAACTCGCATTTCCCGGCTCGGTTCGCCGGTCCGCCGAGAGTCACGCCGCGACCCTCGCGAACGCGTCAGGCCACCAATCCGGATGCACAAGCGCCTGCAAATGAACGCCTCCGCCGGCGAACCGCTGAGCTACGTCGTCGAACGGTTGCGACCAAACGCCTCCGGAGTCCGAGAGGTAGTCGTCTCGAGGTAGCCAATTCGCGTCGTACTCGAGCGAATACAGCGAGCGCGAAACCGGCTCGAGCGCGAGAACCACGTTCCCGGCTCGGAGGAACCGATCGCCGGCGCCGTAGTCCGGCCGGCGCGACTCGACGAACATTTCGTCATTGACGAACCTCGCCGCATGACAGAGTTGATCGCCGTGAGCGACGGCGCCGCTCACGGGAACGCCGCTCGAGCGGAGTTCCTCGAGCGCCGCGAACAGAATCCGATGAGGGTCGTCGTCGTTGAGCAACGCGAGCGCGACGGCGTTGACGTGAATCCCAACCTCATGACCGAGGTCGACGAACTCGCCGGCGCGAACGATCGCGTCCTCCCAATAGTGAGCGCCGTGTAGCAGGAAAAACGTCGACGAGTAGCCGCGCTCGAACTCCCATTCGGCAAACGCGAGCGCCGTCTCGAACGACTGAGGATTGTCGTCGACGTCATGACGGAGCCCGATGACGCCGGCGCCCGTGTCCCCCTTGAACACGTCGCGGAGGGGGACGACGCGTTCGGCTCGCGAGAGTAGCCGGCCGTCGAGCGCCTCGAGGTCGGCCGGCGTGAACGGAGCCCGGAGATTCACGCCGCGACCCTATCCCGTATCGACCGGACGCGTTCGGCGATTTCGTGTTTGAAACCTCTCGCCCATGACTGATGAGCCATACGGTTCGGCCTCGCCGCGATTTCGTGGTCGATCGTGAACTCGAGGTCGACGTGACGGAACGGCGTCAGGCCTCCGACGACGAGGTCGGCGTAGCGATAGAACGCGTCGTCTCGCGGCCATTCGCCGAGGTATCGAGCGAGCGCCCAGGGAGCGAGGTCGCGGTCGAGGATCGCTCCGCCATGCATGAGGACGAAATCCTCGAGCCCGTCGGGGTTCTCGCCGTGACCGTATGTCGAGACGATCGTCCCGGGTTCATACGCGTCGACGAGGTCGGCGTGACGCTCGAAAATACAGTCGTCGTCCTGAACGTAGACGACGCTCGTCGGCGCCTCGGCGACGGCGAGCCAGCGGACGAACATTCCATACGCGTCCGGCCGGTCGCGGTCGCCGGTCCAGATGACGACGCTCCGATAGGGGAGCGTCTCGAGGATCGGCGCGAGGTCGACGTCGCCGCGAGTGACGAGGACGGCCGTCACGTCGGAGGGTTTCACTCGACGACCTCGTCGGGCTCGAGGACGCCCCATAGAACGCCGTTCCCCCGCTCGATGAGTTCGGTCGGGTGCCAGCCGCCGGGGACGTTGAGGACGTCGCCGTCGAGAACGCCGAGGACGACCGCTCGTTTCGCGATCGCCGTCCAGGGCTCGAGGTCGGCGTGAACGCGAGTCATCGCGGTTCCCCTGAACGGGTCGAGCGAGACGACGTCGAACCGCGCCTCGAGGTCGCGAGCCTTCCGAGCGAAATCCCAGGCGTCGCCTACAACCCAATGCCAGTCGGGGTCGCGATAGAGGCCTCGCATTTCCTCGAGACGCTCGCCGTCGACGTCGACGAGCGTGACGAACGGGACGCCGGCGTCGGCGAAATGAACCGCGTCGTTGCGGCCGAGGAATGCCGCGGCGAACAGAACGAGCGCCGTGTCGCATCCCTCGAGGACGCTCGCCGGATACGGTCCGGCGTCAATCGCGACGTGTTCGAGCGAGGGATAGGTCACGCGAGCCACTCGACCTCGCGTCCCTCGAACCCAATCCGTTCCTTGAAATAGCGGAGGCCGTCCGTTCCGGAGTCATGACGGTTGTAAACGAGGAACCCTCCCGACTCACGCTCGACCTCGAGGACGCCGCGAGCGAGTAGATACATGACGTCATCGCGGAGGTAGTCGCCGTGACCGAGGATTTGTGAGACGAGCGCCAGGTCGCCGGCCCGATAGATGAACGCATAGGCGACGAGGGGGACGGGTTTCTCGGCGCCGGCGAACACGCCGAACGCGTGAACGCCGTGTCGCGGACAGGGCCATTCGGGGTCGGGCTCCGGGCTCGGCCGCTCTCGATAGCCGGCCGACATAGGCCGACCCTGTCGCCGCTCGAGCGACGTGTTGATCGAATAGAGGTCGTCGACGTAGGCCTCGCGGACGAACGGCGCGAACCGATAGCCGAGACGCTCCGCTCGTCGAGCGCGACGTCGCGCCGTCCGATGAGTCTCGGCCCAGGCCTCGAGGTCGAGGCCGTCGAGGTCGAGGACGGAACAGACGTCGTATCGACCGAGGACGAGTTGAGAGAGCAGGGGCTCAGCGAACGAGCGACAGACAGGCGAGCCCGAACACTCGAGTTCGAGCGCGATCGCGGTCCGGACCGCGGTCGTCACGAACGCGCCGGAATGACGAGGAACGACCAAATCACTCCGAGATGAACGCCGCTCCCGTCGATCGTCGGGAACGGCCTGAACCCCGACTGACTCTCGAGGTTGAGGTCGGCCGCGAGGCCTCCGAGCGTCGGGTCGTCGTAAAGCGCCTGGACGACCGACGCGTCCGATTCGGGGTCGCACAGGTCGACGAGGATCGCTTGATTTGCTCGAGCGTCGTTCGTCGCGACTCGAGCGCGGACGTTGATCCATTCGCCGGAGGCCGAGTCCGCGTCCGTCTCGCCGAACGCGGCCGTCTCGACGAGTTCGCGGCCGGGGTCGCCGGGATAGACGTCGATCGTCGGAGGCGACGGGTTCGCGATCCACAGGGGCTCGACCTGAATCGCGTTCAGGCTCGAGGACGCCTCGAGCGCGTCGCGGATTTGATCCGCCATAGCCGCGAGGATCGAGTTCAGCGAACTCACGCGATCCCGAACCTATGTTTCAGGGGGTAGAGCGTGAACGCGTATTTCTCCCATGAGTTCCGAGCCAGGTGAGCCGACCCGAACTCGGAGCCGATCCCGGCGAGGCCTAGCGGAACCTCCTGCAATCCCCATAGTTCCGCGGCGCGTTGCAAACAAACCTGTTCGGCGACGGCGAGGTCGTCGTCGGCGACCGGGTCGTCGTCCTCGCGGTCGAGGTAGGCGTCAATCTCGACCGTCGCCATTGTGAGGACGCGAGTCATCGCGGTCGTCTGTTCGGCCGTCGGGCTCCGGATTTCGAGGATTCGAGCGAGTTCAGTCTCGGAGGCGTATGTCGGCATCGAGGCTCCCGTTCGTCAGGGGGAGGGACGGGGACCCGGTTGTCGCGGGTCCCCGTCCCCGGGGGAGGGGGAGACGGATGAGCGCCTCCGACACCCCCTGATTATGACGCGGTCGTGAGCAGCGCGAACGCCTCGTCCTCCGCGACGACGGCCTCGAACGCTCCGATGATCCCGACCTCGACTCCGCCGATCGCCGGCTCGACGACCCGGAGTTCGACGGGAGCGCCGGGAGTCTCGGCGACGATGAGTTTGTCGCGGACGCCGACCGCCATGACGCCGGAGTCGAGCCCCCGGGAAATGACGACCGAGAGGCCGGCGATGTTCCCCGACCCGTCGACGAACGAGAGGGAACCGTTCGCGAACACGGCCGGCGTTGCCGACGTGAGTCCGAGAAGGTAGGCCGCTCGATCCGGCGACAGGTAGAGCGTGTTCGCCATTTCGCCGGAGTTCCCGTAAACCTCGTTCAGTCCAGCGGCGACCGCCGTCATGAACGTCGCGAAATCCGGAGTCCCGGCGAGCGGGGAACCGATGATGTTGAGGAACGCGGCCGACTGTAGAACCTCGCCGGCGTCCTGTTCCGTCTTGAGCGCGTAGTCCGCCGCGGCGAGCGCGAACCACAGGTCGAGCGCGTTCGGCGTCGACCAATTGATCGCCTGCCAGGACAGGTCGCCTCCGCCGAGATACGTCGACGCGGTCGCATTCTCCATCGCGACCGTCATTTTCTGATTCCCGGCCTCCGTTTTCTGAGTCCCCTGAACCGCGACCACCGGCCGTTGCGTGATCTTCGGGAACGAGAGCGTCCCTCGGTTGAGGTCGACGTGAAACCCGGACGCGACGAGCGGCCGGCTCGCGTCGATGACCTGGAAAATCTGAGCGATGTGCTGTTCGGGGATGAGCCCGGGGACGTCGGCCGTGAGCGTGTTCGCCGGCGTCCGCTTTGCGACCGCGAGCCTCTCGGCCGCTCGCGAGGAAACCTCGGAGCCGCCGGCGAGGGTCGCGATTTTCGAGCAAACCTCGGACGGCCGCGAGAGAATGTAGTCCCTCGCGTACTGAGCGAACGTCCGATACGCGACGTCTCCGTCGGCCGTGTCGATGAGTTCGCCGTCCTGAGCGGCCATGACGCGACGGACGCGAGTCGCCTCGGCGACGGAACGCCGAGTGTTCTCGACGACCTCGGCGAGTTCGCCGATTTCCGTGTCGAGCGACGTCATCCGAGTCCGGTAGCCGTTGATCTGTTCCGACTGAGACTCCGTCAGAACCTTCGCGTCGGATGACTCGACCGACGCGAGCAGGTCGTCGTGCAACTTCGTGGTCGCGGCGCGTTCGTCAACCAGCCGAGCGAGCCGGACCTCCTGAACCGAATTCATTTCGGACCTCCGTTTCGACAGTAACGTCGGAGCCGTCCGGAGGGGTCGCGTCGGAGGGGTCGCCGGCCGGCGAGGGGTCCGTTTGCGAGGGGTCCGCTAGGCGATCGGGAATGGTAATCCCTAGAGCGGCGATTCTCAAGGCGAGTTCGGGGTCGAACGGGATCGGGAGGAATTCCTCGTCGAGAACGACCTCCGGAACCGCGGCCGTCCGGACGCCCAGGACGACGGCGCCGGAGTAGGCCGGCTCGCGACATAGCGCGACCTTGACGAGTTTCGCTTTCATGCGACGAACGACGCCGTCGCGACCGCGGATCGAGCGGAGGAATCGACACTCGACGGAGGCTCCGCCGAGAACTCCCTCGCGGACGAGCGCGAGCGCCGTCTCGCCTCCCGGCGTCTCGAGCATCCGGAACGCTCCGTGTAGGCCGTCAGGCCGATCCTCGATCGACACGCCTCGGCCGACGACGTCGTCGATCCGATCGCCGTGTTCGAAATCGAGAAGGACGCGGTTCGGCGCGTTGAGGACGTGGTCGAACACGCCGGCGACGAATTCCTCCGTGTAGCGGACGCCTCGAGGAACGCCTCCGAGCCCGTCGTCCGACTCGACGCGTTCGCCGTAGGGGACTATCCGCATATCGACCGTCCGGCCGTCGCCGGCCTCGAGGGTCGCCGAGTATTTCCGGACGGCGACGAGGTCGACCGGGACCTCGAGCGCCTCCGTCGTTTCCACAATGGTCATCCGGAACCTCCGATCGCCGTGACAGTAGCCGGCGCCTGAGCCGGCGACGCCTGAGACACGTTTGAGAGTTGAGGATCGTTGACGTCCGAGTCCGACGTCAGGGGGAGGATCGTGTCCTCCGCCTCGAAATTGACCCATTGACCTCGAGGGAGCGCCTGAGCCGACAACGCGTCCGCGATCCGCTTAGCGGTCGGCCGCAACTCGAACCGCCACCATTGCTCGCCGAGTAGCGCCGGGTTTTGATAGTTGAGCCCCCCGGTCATCGGAATGTTGAGCAGGATCGCCGGGACGCCGAACGCCGAGGCGATGACGCGAGCGTTGAATTCCTGAGTCTCGAGTAGCGCGAGGTCGCTCGGATTGAGCGACAACTCGGTCGGGTCGATTTCCGGGGGAACGACGGGAGGGAGTCCCCCGCGGACGGCCGTCCGCTCGGCCCATTGCGACTGAATCTTGAGCGCCTGTTCCTCTTTGAGCCCCTTCGTGTCCTTGAGGTAGAACGCCGGCATCCCTCCGGCCGAGACGCTCAACGACTGAGACGCCGCGGCGAGCGCCGCGTTCGCCTGTTGACCGTAGGCTCGGAGCGCCGAGGTTCCATGAACGGCCGAGGACGGGTTCCGGTCAATTTGAATGATCCGGTCGGGGTCGAGCGGAGTGTCGCCGAACCGATACGTCCGAGCGCCTCCCGATTCCTCGATCGTGAGTTTCGACGAGTCGAGGACGGTCCAGAATTGAGGGAACCCGGAGGCGTAGAACGCGGTCGTATACAGACACGCGAACCCCCATCCGTAGATTTGACGGACGATCGCGAACACGGCGTCCGATACGCCGTTCGGATACCAATTCGGATCGGGGTTCGCGACCCATGCCGGCGGACGAGTGTCGCGGATCGCTCCGGCGTCATCGAGCGGCGAGCCCGGATTGAACGTCAGGGGCATCGACGCGATTTGCTGAGCGTTGAGTTGAATACAACGGTTCGCGACCCAAACACGCTCGGCGAGCGACGGCGTCCCGTAGGCCGGCGTCCCGAACGTCTCCGTCCAGAACGACGAAATCGGACCGAGGGGATTGAACAGGGAGACGGCCGTCCCCTCGAGGGGCTCGACGGCCTCGCGACGAGCGACGTCTCGGCTCGGCCCGAACACGAACTCGCGGAGTCCGATCATAGAATGTTGACCTCCCGTCCGCCGCTCGCGAGGTCGAGTTCGAGCGCGGACCACAACGCGAACGAACTCGCGACGAGCGGCGATATATCGACCGCGGAGTTTCGCCTCGAGAACGCCCAGGCGTCACCGAGCGGCCTCGGTTTCGCTCCCTTGATCGCGAGCGTGAGTTCGTCCTGACCTAAATGTCGGATCGTCCCGTCGGCGACGGCGTCGACGAGCCGGCCGGTCGCCTGAGCGTGTTCGCCTGAGTCGAGACGCCTGACCTCGATTCCAAGGTCGGAAATAGCGTTCGCGATCGACACGGCCGGACCGTAGCCGTCACAGACGAACTCCGCGACCTCATGACGCGAGGCGAGTTGCTCGAGGCGCCTCGGAACCCAGGACGTCCCCTCTCGCGAGTCGATGAGTTCGACGAGGTAGTCGGCCTCATCGGAGACGCCGACGGCCGCGATCGACGAGCGCCTCGACGGGGACACGTCGAACGAGAGAACGATCGGGTCGCTCATGGTCGCGTCGCCGTCCTCGAGGTCGAGCCATTCCTCGAGCCCGATCAGCGTCGAGCCCGATCCCTCCGTGTCCGGATACGCGCCGACGCCGAGTAGCTCGACGGCGAACGTCCGGCGTTCCATCGACCGGAGTTCGCGTTCCATATGGTCGGGCTCGATGAGTTGACCGAGGCCGGGGTTCGCGATCCCCCATAGCCGGCGATCGCTCGCCATAGCGTCAGTCACGTCGAGGGGATGATCGGCGTCGACCGACCATTCGAGGTAGCAGAGCGACGGGTCGTCGCCGGCGAGCCCCCGGTTCCGAATTCGCGTGAATACGACCCCGTGTTCGTGAACCATTTCGTCGACCGCGGAGCCGGCGTAGATGAGTTGCGGTCCGTGAGGCGCCTTCGCTCGAGTCTGAGCGCGGAGAATCGGCATCATGGCGCCGTGAGCGGCCTCGGTTATGACCATCGCCTCGTCTAGTACGACGAGCCCTGCCGAAAACCCTCGCGTCCCCGATCGCGTCCGAGTGTAGAACCGGAGCGAGCGGCCGTCCTTGAGGTAAATCCCTTCCTGTCCGTGAGAGTGCTTGATCGTCGCGACCTGTTCGTATAGCTCCGGCGCGTTCCGGATGAGTCCCTCGAGGCGTTGCATATGCAACTCGGACGTCTTGAATTCGTGAGCGGTGTGAATCGACAGACGCGTTCCCAACTCGAACAAGTGACATAGCTCGAGCGCCTCGAGAATCGCCCCCTTCCCGTTCTGCCGCGCCATGTTGAGGGCTCCCTCGAAATGAACCCATAGGTCGTTGTTGTCGACCGCCATGAGGTCGCGGAGCGCCGCTCGTTGATAGTCGAACAACTCGAGGCCGGCGCGTTTCGCGAGCCTCGAGGCCTGCGTTCCGTATGTCCGACGGTACGCTCGAGCCGATCGGATTCGCGGAGGTCGCTTGACCTTCCGCGAGGCGATCCGCTCCGGCGCCTCATGCGTCTCGGCCGAGCGACGACCTCGAGGCGCCTTGACGACCTTCGTCATCGACCGCGACTCGACGAGAACGAGCCGGCTCGGAACCGTCGGAATTGACGCTCGCGAGCAGACTCGGTCGTCCAGACGCCGAACGGGAAACCGTCGTCCTCAGGGTCGGGCTCCGGATCGGGAGGGTACGGATAGACGCCGGCGCCGAAATCGGCGAACGTCGGAATGACCGTCGCGCCGGCCGCGATCGGCCACGCTCCGACGATCGGGTCGTCATCCGTCGCGGCGAGTAGTTGCTCCCATTCGCCGTCGAGCGGTTTTCGCCACCCCTCGAGGTCGGCGCCGACGACGCGGATTTTGAGCCGGTCGCCTGTCGCCCATGAGAACGTGTTGAAAACGTAGGGGAGCGATCCGACCGAGCCTCCGTTGACGAGTTTCGAGAGTGAGAGGTCGGATTCCCCGGACGAGTAACGCTGAGCGCCGAGGTAGTAGCCGGAGATTGTCTCCGGGTCCCATCGGCCGTACAGGAACGCGGCGAACCCCTCATCGGGAGCAGGGAGTTCGAGCGTCGCGTGAATCTCAACGTCCTCGAACTCGTCCTCCCAAACCTGACCGCGGAACCCTCCGGCCGAACCAGCGGCGCCGGCGTTGCGCGAGAGTCGACCTCCGCCGGGAACGACCGGCCGTCCCCACGGAGGCTCGAGCGGAGTGAGCGGGTCCCCCTCGAACGTGTCGAGGATCGTCTCAGGCATTCGTCACCACTCCCGGGAGTTTCGCCGACGGAGGCGCCGGCGCCAACCCCTGTTGCAACGGCGATGAGCCGGACCGAGGTATCCGCGACGGTCGTCCGTATGGTCGAGGTCCCAGGGCTCGCCGGGTCGGATCGTTCCTCCGCAACGCGGACATTCGACCTGTCCCCGTTCGACGAGGGGGACGAATCGAGCCCGAATCGCTCGATGAGCGACGCCGTAGCCGCGAGACGCCGAGGTTCCCCGGGGGCTCGGCCGATTCATCCGTAGAGAGGGAAAAGAACC